ATGAGTTTCGGTCTTCATAATTCAGAGAAACGTCCAGTTTACTTCGAGCGTCACTCAGACGGCTTTTGGTGTTCTATTGATGGTCAACCTGAGTACTTCAAAACCAAACAAGAAATGTACATGTTTGCGTGTGGTGAGTGTCGAGAATTGATTCAAATCACAGATGAAAACGAGCGTGAACTTCGTGAGTCTGGCGCTTTTGATGCGGATTACTGCGATGAATAAAACCATTATCGACTTCGTTAGTTTTTCAGGCTCTCCTGAGTTACTTGAGCGTTGCAAAGAAATGGCTCAGCAGCGTTTCGCTATTTCTCAGATTAACGAGTTCCAATCACAAAACGTTGTGGCTATTGCTCATCGTGAAAAAAAACAAATCGCCTACTTCATGGAAAACTTGGCTAACGTTCTGGGCTGTGATGAGCGTAGCGACTTCGCTAACAGTGATTTGTACTTTGCTGCGGCTGATAAGGAATTGAAAGACGCGGATTTACATATTGCGACGGATAAGACGTTCAAAGAGTGTTACGACAATCTGATTTCTAACATCGGTATCGATATGTTGGACGTGCTTTGTCATGGCGAGGTGGAATCGTTTCTTGAGGTGCTTCAAAACGAAATCAGCTATGAGGGTAATCATTGGGAAATCCAACGTAAAGGCGGCGGATTTTCTGGTTATCGTCATTCAGCTAAGTTGCTTTGCAATGGTACTCAAGCTGGTTTAGTTGCTTGGGGTGCGGCTAACTTTGGCTTTTATGTATCGTTTTCTGGTAAGGGTTGCGAGGCCGTTGATATGGCTAAGCTTCAATACTCTCTTAAACAGATGCCTCACACTAAATTAACTCGTGTGGATATTGCTCTTGATGATATGCAAGGCAATGTGACGATTGATGAGATTAAAGAGCGTTACTGTAACGGTGAGTTCATTACACGCGGCACGCCTCCATCTTGGGGTGAGTTTTGGGGGGGGCGCGGTATGAGTAAAGAAGACCGTAAAAAATGCGGTTTAGTTCCTGATGCTGGTCATACGTTCTATGTAGGTGCTCGTGAGAACGGGAAGATATTCCGCGCTTACCATAAGGGCGCACAACTTAAGTGTAAGGACTTCCCAAACTGGAATCGTTTCGAAGTTCAGATTGGTAACCGTTACCGTGTTATTCCTTTGGATGTTCTTACTAACAGTGACCAATATTTTTCGGGTGCATACCCTGCTCTATCTACTTTAATTCCTAGCGTTGTTCCTGTGGCTATTCCGACAGTGAAAGTTCAGTTCCAAACAACGTTAGAAAACGCAATCAAACATGCGAAAACTCAGTACGGTAAGTTGATTAACTTAATGTCTCAGCTTTATGCCGATGAAAAAAATTCGCATGAAAAAATTATCAAGCGTCTCACTGACGGCTTGGATATTACGGATATCCCCGACCGGATTAACTTTCCAGTCGGTCGGGCTTTAAACGCAATCAATCTGGAGTAAATGAAATGAGTAACACAATTACTGTTGTTGTAGCTGGCTGTGAGCATTCTGTTGGGTTGTCCAAAAAGGACGACACGCCATATAACTTTGCTCAACTTAATATCTTGACACCAAATCAGGGTTGGAAGTCAGCAAAGGGTCAATGTAAAGCCTACGGTTTGGCTCAACGTCAAATGCCTATGTCGGCTAACCCTGCTTTGTTATCTGAGTTCGACAAAATTCAAAATCAGTTCCCTGTTAAGTGTGTCCTGACTCTCGAACCTGACCCTGAGAACCCTCAGCGCAACCTAGTTACTGATTTCAAAATTGCGGATTTAGAAGACGAATTATGACTCTCTCAGTCTGTGCGGAAATCCTCACTGATGGAACGGTTAAAGCTTTCCCCTACGAACCGTTAGCCAATTGCACGTTCGTAGTGGTGAGCAATGATGACTATCGGTTAATGGATGGTCGTGCGCGCTTAGAGTTTGATATTGACGCGACATTTTATTCAGAAATTACGGGTTATTTGTTGCTGTCTTTTTTGTCTGGCCATGTTCTTGGCCGAATCGTTAAAGGGCTTGGTAAAGCCTAATTTTGATAATCCTTTTGGAGATATTTCTATGGTAAATCTTGTTAAGAAATTTGGTGTAAAAACGGCTGTTGTAACTGGTGCTCTCGTTACTTCTGCTTCCTCTTTTGCTGCTGACCATTCTGCAGCAATTAACGCTGCGGTTACTGAAGGTCAAGCTAACTACACGCTGGTTGTCGTTGGTCTAATTGGTCTTGCAGCTATCGGCTTTGGCCTACATATGATGATTAGCTCAATGCGTTCTTAATCATTATGCAGGAGACCTTAACCGCCACGCTCACCTTTATATTCGCTCTCTCGATGTTTGGTGCATTCGTTGGGGGTTTTAAGTCCGGTGTTAACGCCTCCTAGTGGGGCGTTATTTTTTATAAGGAATACAAATGAGTATTAAACAAAGCATTGCGTCACTGGTTATTTTGCTGAGTGTTTCGTTTAGTGCTAATGCTCTCGTTAAGTATAGTTGGAAGGGGCAAATTAAATATGCTGATTCTCCTGAGGGAATTATCACTCAAGTAGTTGGTTATTGTGGCTATATTCCATCTATGCGACAGTCTCAGAAAATGGTTAGTGGTCAACCTTATGGTAGTGGCAGTGTTTTGATAAACACTGAATATTTTGATGGTTCTGGATGTTCTGGTTCGGTCCTTAAAACTAGCTCTTTTACTCTTAGTTACACTACGGTTGCCTCATGTCCTGATGGTCAAGTGTTCAACCCTGATACGGGAACATGTGATGAGCCACCTCCTCCCTCTTTCTGTAGTCGTTCTGACACTATAAATCAAATGAATCAATTCAAAGATGCTTGTTTTGATAAGGGTAATGGTTGGTCTCCTGAGGTTTCTTGTAGTGATGAAACAGAATCTTTGAGTATGACTTGCAATCCTCCTCCTCCTGAGTCTTGTGAGCCAGGTTCCCCTTCATTTCCAGCATGTTTGGATGAGGAAAACAAATGTGATGAAACACATCCTGATTGGAATCCTGAATACGGGATGTGTTGTACGCCAGATAACAATTGGTGTGATGTTCCACCCCCTGAATCTTGCACTATCTTCTCTCCAAATTGGCCTGCATGTTCTGGTGATACAGATATTGACCCTCCATCGGGTGGTGATTTAGGCGACCCTGATAAGCCAGACGGTGGTGGTTCTGGTGGTACTGACCCTGATAAACCTGAACCGGATGTTGATAATACTAGTGACACTCTAGCGGCTATTAAGGCGATGAATAAGGATGTGAACTCTCAATTAACTGGCATCAATAACGACATGAACAAAAACCAAGCTGAAACTAAATCGGCTCTTGATGCTCTCAAGGCTTCTGTTGATTTGAATACCGATACGGTTGTTGATAATGCCAATCACGTTGCGAATGCAATACAAGGACAATCGGACATGTTGTCTGATATTGGTAATAAAACGAATGGGCTGCTTACTTCTGCGAACAATCTTTTAAACAATGGTTTTGGTCAACTATCTAACGAACTTGGTGATTTGCAGTCGACCAATCAAAAAGGCTTTGGTGATGTTATCGATGCACTTAATGAACTTGGTAATACCGATGTAACTCAAGGTCAAGGCGAGGCTCCTGTTCTTCTCTATGATGGCACTCAGTATGCTAATTTGCTTTCTGAGGTTGAAGCATTAAAGGGTGAGTACAAACAAATTCTTAATGACTTCAAGTCTTACTTTAACTTTAACGATGGCGTTAATAGTGGTGATTTTAATCCTCACAATCTGGGGCTTAACTGGCATGGCAACGCTATCAATCAAAAAAACCAAGTCATGCTAGCGTTACAGGATAACGCCGGAATCATATCCGCCGTGGTCTTGTTTATCTTTGGCATGTTGGGCATACGCGCACTTGTGGGGGCTTTGTAATGACAGACTTCTTTCAGTTAATGGCTAACTTTGGTGACACCATTTACAACTACCTGACCAATATGGGTAACTTTTTTGACCAGATAATGGTGTGGCTCCAAACGTGGTGGATAAAGATGAAGTTAATGGTCGCTATTGAGTTTCTTAAGGTCTCTTATCTTGTTGCCACTTCACTACTCGATGAAATCGGCTTTAGTGCGCTCTTTAGTCAACTCTTTAATCTGCTTCCTTCCGAGCTTAGATATTGGGGGGTGTTATTCAAGGTTCCTGAGGGTATGGCCATTTATGTTAACTGTGCTACCACTGCACTTGTAATGCGTATGTCGAGGTAATTCATGGCTATTAGTATTCGTACTGGCGGCAATGGTTCTTACAAATCAGCGTATACGGCTTGGTTTGTGATTCTTCCTGCTCTTAAGGCTGGTCGCGTTGTGGTGACTAACTTTGAGGGTATGCAGCCATTAGAAGAAATTGAGGAGCGATTGAACATCAAGTTTCCATCGTCTGCTAAGTTGATTCGCATCTTCTCCCGTTCTGAGATTGGCATTGAACTCTGGCAGCATTTCTTTTGCTGGTGTCCTCTCAATGCGCTGATTGTTATTGATGAGTGTCAGGATATTTTTTCCAAGAATATTGGTTTTGATGGTCGCAAAATCAAATATCGCCCTCTTGAGGAGTTTCTTCCCCATCTACCTAAGGGTTATAAGGAGTTCTTTGATTCTCGCCATGTTCCGGTTGATTTAAGTACCCTTCAATCTTGCGAGATTGATGATTTGGGTGTTGCTGAGTATGACGTCAACGGTCGCATAATCTACCCGTTAACTTATAACGAGGGCTTTATGCGCCATAGGAAATACAATTGGGATATCGAGTTGCTCTCGCCTGACTGGCAGCAAATAGATAGTTCAATTAAGGCTTGTGCGGAGCAAGCATTCTTTCACAAAAACAGGGATGGTTTCTTTTTTGCTAAGCGCAAACCTTGGATATACAAACACCCTACCACCGTGTCTAAGCCTGTTATTCCACATAAGAAAGATGCCAACCTGTTTCCTCAGAAAATTCCTATTGAGGCTCATCTTCTTTACAAATCGACGGGTACGGGTGCCGCTACCAAATCAGGGGGCTTGAATACACTATTTCGTTCCCCGAAATTCTTTCTCGCTCTGTTCTTAATGATTGCTTGTCCGGTGTACTTTATTTATGGCGTTATGGATTTATTTACTCAAGATGAAAGTCAGGTTTCAACAAATGAACTTGCGACGAGTGTTAATAGCCAAGCTGTGGAATCTGTTCCGGTTGGACGGTCTGCGCAGCCTTCTCAAGGTGGTTCTGTTTTACCTAGCGGTGGGGATTCTAATCCGAATTCTCAGCAAGTTAGCTCTCCTTTTGTTCCTGTAACTCAAGTTCTTTACTTTGAGGGTTTACAAAACGCTTACTTATCGGGATTTCATAAGCGCACCAACATCAAGGAAAAGAATGGTCTTAACCTGAGAACGGCGCACTTTGATGTGATCATTAACGCTTACACCGATGATGGTTTGTATTCTCTAAACAAGCGCTATCTTGATGCGGTTGATGTTCAATTTGAGTTACTTGATGAGTGTTTAATGGTTCTAAAGCAAGGTGAGCTTAAGAGCCTTATTACGTGCGAGCCATCCAATCCTGTTGAACCTCGGGAACGTGAGGCGGTTGAGACGGATGTCGCTAGTATTGGTTCAATGCGTAGCAAAGCTATGAGTGAAAATTCGTTTTTGATGTGAGGTTTTGATGTATGACTTTTATAGACAAGTTGCAAGGGATAAGCGCTGGATTCTTCGTAGTGGCTATAACTTCTCTGATTGGTATTACTGTGTTCGTCACTTGGTCTACAGTGAATCTAAAGGGTGCTGAGTTGCTGTTTTGGGTTTCCGCTTCTTTTGAGTTCTTAGATTTGCTCTGGATATTCTCTTTGGGGATTTTTCTCGGTTGGTATTTGTCTCCACGAAAGCAGTCCCGAAGGGATAAGGAGTTGCGGAGCGACGACGGGGCACCAAGCCGCCCACTTAACTAAAGATAGCCTCCCCATCTAATCGGCGCGGTTAGCAACCCAAAACTACTTGGGTTCTGCCGCCCTCCCTTCCTGCTAAGCCTCCCTTCCAGAGCCTCACAACGATAGTGGGGCTTTTTGCTACTGCAACGCTCTTATCTATCAGCATCAAATCAATCGAGTGTCGAGATTGATTTATACCCTTAAAGCCGCATGGACGAATGACGACGACGAGACTGAGGAGGAGGAATGAGGAGGTGCGGCGTCCGCCCCGTATAGTAATACGGGGTGAAAGTCTTCACTCCAAACCTACTGATTTTCTTCTTTCCTTAAAACAAAAAGCCCCTATTGGGGCTTAAATGCATCTATTCGTGAGTGGGTAACATGCAGCGTTCCCATAGGCTATTGTAAATTGCTTTACTGCCGTTTAATGAGAAGGTAACTCTTTCTTCACGATTGAACAAAAGAACTTCAACGGAATTCCCGTTGAAAATTTGCTCTAAAACTTCTTTTGGTGGATTTTTCGCATAATACATATCATCGTACCTCTTAGAGCCACCTTCAATTTTAATTTTCTGACCACCATCAACTACTAGCTCTATATCACTGACTCCATACCAGGCATATAAACGAGGATGTTTTAATCCAATGATTGTGAATCCTTTTTTGTCATCGCCAATTCCGCAACCTATGTGAAACTGATTATTATCACTAGTGGTATAGTGTGTTTTGAAAAACTGACCATTTCCTCTATTTGTTTCATGGCTGCCATCAAAGTTTGCTAGGCATGGTGTGGATATGCTTACAGCTATTAGAAATATGCTTTTCATTTTTAAGCCCTTGACGCTTGTTATATGAAATTTATTGCCTTTTAAGTCCGGCTATACATCTAGCATATTTAACGAGTCTTGTAAGCGTTTCTGTATCACTAGGTGATTGAATTTCAAGTAAAGCTATTCCAGTTAGGATCTCTTGAGGTGTAACTAGTTGTCCTGTAGGTAGTTCAAGCGTGTCTTTATGCATTTTGAAATTTTCCCAAGCTTCTGAGGTGGCTAGTTCCCTCCCCTTGGTCATTCTCATCAGTCGTTTGCATTCGGGTGGTATGGGCTTTCCTGAATCCCACAATTTGACGACCCTCACACTTTTAAAACATAGTTTTGCAGCTTCTTCTACGCTTAAACCACACTCAAATTCACGAAAAACGTAATTCTTGCTCATTTTTCGAAAGTTCGTCATATATACCCTGATAATCAAAAGGGTGTATATGTAATTGATATGAAACATTATTCAACATAACGTCGCATAATGCGTACTGATATAAGGGTTCCTGTGGACTTGCAATCACTAAGGCTAATCCAGTGCAAGCCATTGAGGTTCCTGACAATCCAAGCCCATTAAACTTTAGATTATCATTTCGAGTTGATTGGTTTATGGCTCACCTGTAGCCTGCATTCCCAACCAATTACACGAGAGCCACTTCATTTTCATCTAGTTCATCGAGTCTGAAAGCTTTGCGCTCTTGCTGCCAGATGCTTCTAATTAACATTGCAATCACGAACCTGTGGCTATATGAAGCCGAATATACTTTTCTGGATATTTATAACGATAGCGTTTTCCTTTCCTCAAGTTGGATTTCACATACCGACAAACTTTTTTGTCACCACTACT